AGGTAGAAAACCCTACATGGTTCAAACTGTTTTGAATCTAGCAACTGCTTTGTCTGACAAAGGTTCTGCTCTTGCAGCTTCTGATGTCATTCCAGTAATTGCTGTCAAAAAAGGAACTATGATTATCAACGCAGGTATTGAAGTTGATACTGCTTCTGACGGTTCTACATTTACTGTAGATCTAGGAATGGTAGATGCTGACGTATTCGTTGATGGGTTTGATGGAACATCTGCTGCGGCAGTAGTTGCTCAAAATCCTGCAGCTTATCAGCCTGTAATGGCTGTTGCAGATGACAACATTGACCTAACAATTGCTTCACTATCTGGTGGTGCAGTTACTACAGGTAAGTTGCGCATCTGGGCAGTTATGATGGACTGTACAGATCAGGGTAATGACGGAACTGCTAATGAAGTAGATCGTGACGCACTTGCATAAATAACTTAGGGGGCAGGGAAACTTGCCCCTTTAAGCTTATCTAAGGGATTTTTTAATGTCAACTTATATAACATTGGTCAACCAACTTCTTGTTCGTTTGAACGAAGTAACGTTAGATACAGCAGGTGAAGGATTTACTACAGTACGTAATGTTCAAGCACTTGCTAAAGATGCTATTAATAACTCCATTAGAAATATAGTCCAAACAGGACAAGAGTTTCCATTTTTAAAAACAACAAATACACAGACATTAACAGCAGGTACTAGGCAGTATGCTTTTCCTGCTGATTTTGCTTCTGTAGATTGGGATACTTTTTACATAAAAAAATTAGGATCTGCAGGTAATACACCTAGTTTTCTTCCTACAATATCTTTTGAAGAGTATACTCAAAGGTTTCGTGGATTAGATGACGAGGGTGATTCTGGTTCTGGTATATCAGCTCCACAACGTGTATATCAAACATTAGAAGCAAAGTTTGGTGTTACACCTGTTCCAAACGATAGTTATGTAGTAGAGTATGTGTACTTTTCATTTCCTGCTGATTTAGCAGCTTTTAATGACACATCTATAATACCTGATAGATTTAATCATGTAGTTATTGATGGTGCAATGATGTACATGATGAGATTTAGATCTAATGATCAAAGTGCTGCCATACACCAACAAAATTTTCAAGATGGTGTACGATCTATGAGACGAATACTTATGGATGATCCGCTTGATGTTAGATCAACAGTATTACAAAGAAATAAATCATTTAGTAACACTATTAGCAGTATTGTATAATGGCCGAAAATTTAGCTTCCTTTAAAGTCTTCTGTCAAGGAGGACTAAATACTAGCAGAGATGTATTATCTCAGGGTGAAACACAACCTGGATCAGCCATATCTTTAATTAATTATGAACCTGCTGTTACTGGTGGCTATAGAAAAATAAATGGTTTTAGTAACGACTACGGAACAGTTACAGGCACAGGAAGTGTATTAGGTGTTTGTGTAGCTAATGGCATTAACGATGGTATACTAGCTTGCCGTACACCCTCTAGTGGTAATAACTACTTACACAAATGGAATAACTCTACTTCAGCTTGGGATGCTGTAACTACTTCAGGTTCACCTACAATGGTAGGAGTAACTAAAGTTAGATTTACAAAATATAATTTTTCTACTCCAAAAATAGTATTGACAGATGGAATAAACCCTGCAGCTACCTATGACGGTACAACTTATACTCAGATTACTCATGCAGATGCACCTACAGACCCTAAGTTTTCTGCAGTGTTTCAAAACCATGTGTTTTTAGCAGGTGATCCTGCAGAAAATTATAATTTATATTTTAGTGCTCCTTTAGTAGAAACAGACTTTAGTGTAGCAAACGGAGCAGGTGTATTTAATGTAGGTTTTCCTATTGTAGCAATAAAACCTTTTAGAGATGCCCTCTATATTTTTGGTACAAATAATATTCGTAAACTTGTTGGCAACAATATAGCTAACTTTGTGTTAGAAACAGTTACTGATAATCTAGGATGCCTAGCTACAGACAGTGTTATAGAAATTGGTGGAGACTTACTATTTTTATCACAAGATGGTCTGCGTCCAATATCAGGTACAGATAAAATTGGTGACGTTAATCTAGAAACTGTATCAAAAGATATACAGTCTATTTTTACAGATATTGTATTTGACATAGACCTTGAAGGATTAAATGCTGTAGTAATAAGACAAAAAACACAGTTTAGATATTTTTTTGCAGCGGCAGAAACACAGGGTATTATAGGTGGTTTTAGACAAACTCCAAATGGATTGCAGTTTGAATATAGCCAGATGCTTGGGCTTGTTGCTACTTGTGCAGACAGTGGCTATATAGGTCAAAATGAGTTTGTAATTCATGGCGATAGTTCAGGAAAGGTACAAAGACAGGAGCAAGGTAATGACTTTGATGGAACTGATATTTTTAGTTTATTTCAAACTCCTTTCTTTCACATGCAAGATCCAGAACAACGTAAAATATTTTACACAGTAGCTACATATTTACGTTCTGAAGGTGATAACTCTATAGTTATGTCGGCTGTGTATGATTATGAAGATGTAGATGTATTATCACCTTCAAACTTTACACTAACAACTACAGGGGCGGCAGCATATTATAATGAAGCTACATATAATAGCACTGCAATATTTGATGGTAATCCGTCACCAGTACAACGCACTAATATATCAGGATCTGGTAAATCAGCATCTTTTAGATATGTAACTAATGATTCCAATGCGTCACACAGTGTACAAGGTTTAGTGATTACATTTGGGGTAGGAGATAGGTTATAACATGGCAGGGTATTCAAGACAATCAGCAGCAGATATTATTGCTAATGCGGTTATTAAAGCTGCACCAGTAAACGCAGAGTATAACGCAATACGAGATGCGTTTGCTTTATCAGGTGGACACAAACACGATGGTAGCTCTACTGAGGGTTCATATGTACCGCTTATTGCTGACACAGACGCACTAAACAAAGTTGTAATAGATACTGGTAACAACCGTATAAGTTTTTATAATGAAGTATCTTCTACTGCTGTAGAACAGATTAGATTAGAAGATGGTGTACTAAAACCTATAACTGATAATGATATTGATCTTGGTGCATCTGGTTTAGAATTTAAAGATTTGTATGTTGATGGTATTGGATATATTGACACTGTACAAATACACGAAAATGCTACTGTTACAGGTACTCTTGGTGTAACTGGTGACACTACTGTAGCAAATATTACATCTACTGGTACATCTACTCACGCTACTGTAGACATTAATGGTGGTGCTATTGATGGTACTGTAATTGGTGCTTCTAGTACTGCTGCAGGTAGCTTTACGACTGTAACTACATCAGGTCAAGCAACACTAGCTACTGCAGATATTGACGGTGGAACAGCAGACAATGTAGTCATTGGTGGTAGTACCGCTGCAGCTATTACAGGTACTACTGTTACTGCTAACACAGGTTTTACAGGTGATCTTACTGGTGATGTAACAGGTAACGTTACAGGTAATGTCACTGGTAACATAACTGGCAATATAACAGGTGATGTAACTGGTAATGTTACAGCCTCAAGTGGCTCATCTACATTTAACAATATGACTATTAACGGTACACTAGATGTTACATCTACTGTAATTAACAATGTTAGTGATCCAACAACGGCACAACAAGCTGCCACTAAAAATTATGTAGACACAGAAGTAGCTGCACTTGTTGACTCTGCTCCAGGTACGTTAGATACACTAAACGAACTAGCTGCTGCCTTGGGTGATGATCCTGACTTTGCAACTACTATTACGACAAGCATAGCAACCAAGCTGCCATTAGCAGGTGGTACGATGTCTGGTGCAATAGCTATGGGTACAGCTAAGATTACTGGTATGGGTGATCCTACTGCTAATCAAGATGCAAGCACAAAAGCTTACACAGACACACAACGTGATACACGTCTAGCATTATCTGGTGGCACTATGACAGGTGCTATTGACATGGGTAGTGCTAAGATTACAACTACCTATACACCTACAAACAATGCGGATTTGACAACTAAGACATATGTTGACGGTATCTTAGGGTCAGCTACTGCTGCAGCTACAAGTGCCTCTGCTGCTGCTACATCAGCCACCGCTTCTGCCTCAAGTGCTACTGCCGCTGCAACTTCAGCAACAAATGCTGCAGCTTCTTTTGATTCGTTTGATGACAGATACCTTGGTGCTAAGTCTTCTGCACCTACAGTAGATAACGATGGTGATGCACTTATTACTGGTGCTTTGTATTTTAATTCTACAGACAATGGGTTATATGTTTATACAGGTTCAGCTTGGGTAAGTAATACAAACTACGGTGTAGCATTTACTAACCATACAGCTACAGGTGGTCAGACAGCTTTTGCGGTAAACTATTCAGTTGGTTACGTAAATGTTTATTTAAATGGCGTAAAACTTTTACTAGGCACAGACTTTACAGCTACTAATGGTACTACAATTGTACTATCTTCAGGTGCTACTGTAGGTGATATTGTTGACATTGTAGCTTACAACATCTTTACTATTGCAGATACATATACACAAACACAGGCTAATGCAAACTTTGCTCAAGTAGCAAATAACTTATCCGATCTTGCAAGTGCATCTACAGCTAGAACAAATCTTGGTTTAGCTATTGGTTCAAACGTACAGGCTTATGATGCTCAATTAACAGACATTGCAGGACTTACACCTACAGATAGTAACTTTATTGTTGGTGACGGTTCTAACTTTATATTAGAATCTGGTGCTACAGCCAGAACTTCTTTAGGATTATCTATTGGTTCAGATGTACAGGCTTATAGTTCTAATCTAGCATCTATAAACCAAGACTTAGCTACAGATGACAGTGTAACATTTAATAATGTAGTCACAGGAACTACAGATCATGGTTCAGTATCTGCTACCCTTAACTTAGCCGCAAGTGGTGGACAAATACAACAGCTAACACTAGGTGCAAGTATTACTATTAGTAGCTCTAGTTTAGCTAATGGAGACTCTTTAATTCTTATGGTTGATGATGGTTCAGCATACGCTGTTACTTGGTCAGGATTTACTTTTTCTAATAATGATGGTGTAGCTCCTACACTAGTAACTAGTGGTTACAACGTTTTTAGTATTTGGAAAATAGGTGGGACAGCTTATATTTCTTATGCAGGGGATCAATAATGATTGGGGCTGCTAGTGTAGTAGCAGTAGGACGTAATCACGTTTTAGAACGTGAGATACTTTATACTACTCCAGGAACACACAGTTGGACTTGCCCTGCAGGAGTAAACTACGTTTCCGTTGTTTGCATAGGCGGTGGTGGTGGTGGCATGTATTACAATGTTAGTAATAGTAGCTGGCGTTACTCTATGAATGGAGGAGGCGGTGGTGGCCTCGCTTGGATGAACAATATATCTGTAACCCCTGGAACTAGTTATAATGTAGTTGTTGGAGCAGGAGGTTCTAATGGAGCCTATTCGTCAGGTTCGACAGCAGGTGATCGGTCTTATTTTTGGTCGCAGTTTATACTCAGAGCTAATGGCGGTGGTGCAGGTAGATACAACACCGATATATCAGGTGGTGCTATTGTTACAAGTGGTAGTTACGGAACTTCCAGAGGCGGTGGTGTAGGAGGTGGTTCTGATAGTGCCAGTAGTAATACTTATGGTCCTGCAGGTGGCGGTGGCGCAGGTGGTTACTCTGGCAACGGTGGTGACGGTAAAGATGATAATGCCTCTAGTGGAAACGATGGTTCTGGTGGAGGTGGAGGTGGAGGCGGTGCTGCAAGCAGATTTTACAGCACCGTAGACCACGTATCTGGTGGAGGCGGTGGTACTGGAGTTTATGGTGAAGGAGCTAGTGGAGTTGCTAATACCACTGGATTCGGAAGGGGTGGCTCTGGTGGTGGCGATGGTGATAGACCAGATAGTAGTGCTAATGCTGACACTACAGGAGCATATACCAAAGGTGGAGACTACGGTGGTGGTGGTGGTGGCTCTGCAAGTGTTTACTGGAGTTACGGTGGTAATGGTAGTGATGGTGTAGTTAGACTTATTTATCGTACAACAGGGCTAGAAACTAATTTAGAGTTTTCATCTACAGATACTACTATTAGACGGTTACAGACAGTTATTTAAACAAAGGAAACAACAATGAGTAAAGCAAGAGACATAGCTGATTTAGTAAGTGCAGGTGGTATACTTGCAGATGGTGCTATTGCCACTACAGAAATAACAGGTGTTACCTCAACCTCTGCAGAACTTAACATACTTGATGGAGTTACCTCAACAGCAGCAGAGTTAAATGCTTTAGATGGAATTACAGCTACTGTTACTGAGCTAAACTATAACGACATTACTACACTAGGTACAGCACAAGCATCTAAGGTTGTAACTACTGACGCTAATACAAGTGTAAAGTTTGGAGATGGTGTGTTTGCATCTAACAATAATGCAGTAATAATGGGTGCTTCTGATGATTTAAGAGTATATCACGATAGTGGTACAGGCCGTTCTACTTTACATAGTGCACCTAATTTTGATATTTTTTCAGATAATGCTGTTTATATTAAAAAAGGTGATCCTAGTTCTAGTGATATGCTTATTGCTACAGGTGGAGCAGCTAGTTCAGTACTGTTATATTATTCGGGTAGCCAAAAACTTGCTACTACTTCAACTGGTATTGACGTAACGGGTACTGCTGAAATGGATACACTATCTATTGGTGGAACTGCAATTACCTCTACTGCTGCTGAACTTAACATTTTAGATGGAGTTACCTCAACGGCTGCTGAACTTAATATACTAGACGGTGTAACATCTACAGCAGCAGAACTTAACATTTTAGATGGAGTTACAGCCACAACCGCAGAACTTAATTTTGTAGACGGTGTAACTTCAAACATACAAACACAGATAGACGGATTAGGTGGCGGTGCTGCTTTTACCGCATTTTAAAGGAGAAACAACATGCCACAGGCAATTAAACATTTTAATGGAACAGCCACTTCAGGTTCAGCTACAATATATACCTGTCCTGCAAGTACTATAGCCATACTGCTACCCTCTATCGTAGTAAATCAATCCTCTACTTTTAAAGGTGCAACTTTTGCTTGGAACAGTAGTTCAGTAGCGGCAGATACCCAAGGTAACTTACGTTTTTATGCTTATAGCGATACGCATGACCTTGCTCATGTAAGTACTATAGATAAATATAATGTTTTAATTACCGTTCCTGATAGTAACAATGCAAATTCAGTAACATATTATTCACCTAATTACACAACATCTCTGAGCACCAGTAATGGTGCAGGTTTGTTTGCTAATGCAGCTAGCGCAGACTCTAATCCAATATCTCCTGACGGAAGTACTGGTAAAAATCATTGTACTGGGCCGTGGGTTATGTCGGCAGGACATAAATTAAGTTATTCTCTGCATTCATCAGGGGTGACCATGCAATATAATTTTTTAATTTTAGAAGAAGCAGCAGGATAGGAGTAAAAAAATGGCATTTATTATTATGTTAGACGATAGCAATCGTGTTACTGGCTACAATTCATCATCAAGTATTACTGTAGATACCCCAAGAGAAAGTAATCAAGTTTTTAAATCTGAATTTGATCTTGCTGATATGTTTAAAATTTACAACGCTGAAGCGGATACATTCACAGCAGACGATCAAACTGCAACTTTGTTAAATCCACCAGAAGTTGTGTCAGAAGAAGAGGCAGGGTAGAAATAAAAAATGTTAGTTAAAATTACAAATGGTTCAGTAGAGACATATCCTTATTCAACAGGATTACTACGCCATGATAACCCAAATATATCTTTTCCAAAACAAGTACCTGACTCATTACTTGAGCAGTACGGTGTTTATTCTGTAACTGAAACAGATAAACCTAGTTACACACAAAGAACTCAAAACATTACTCAAGAGAGTACACCTACTCTTGTTAGTGGTGTGTGGACTGTAGGTTGGACTGTAACAGATAAAACAACAGAAGAGATTACAGAGTATGACAATGATGTGGCAGCAAATAATAGAAGTCTACGTAATAATCTTTTAGCTGACACAGACTGGACAGGTATGTCTGATGTTACAATGTCTTCAGAAATGACCACCTATCGTCAGGCTCTTCGTGACATTACTACACACAGTAATTGGCCTAATCTTAGTCCAGATGATTGGCCTACAAAGCCTTGACAAGTAAGGATTTATGAGTTAAACTATGAGTGATATTAAACTTACCTCAGAACAACTGGAAGATATGCTAGACAACGCAGCTAGGCGTGGGGCTAAAGAAGCTCTACGTTCTATTGGGCTACTTGACGATGACGCTGCTAGAGATATTATAGAGATGAGAAGTTTACTAGAGGCATGGCGTGACACACGCAAGTCTGTCTGGTCAACTGTAGTTAAACTAGCCACTGTCGCATTGCTTACGTTTATTGCAGGTGCGGTGTGGATGACAATGGGTAAGTAAAGGTATATTTAAGTATGACAAATTTTGAATATAGAATAAAAAGTGTCGAGGTAAGCCCTGATCCAATGTCAGGCAGAAAACGATACCAAAGTATTGTATTAATTGGTAATGATGATATTGGTTTTACCACTCAGAGAACTGGTGTTCATTTTAATCGAAATGGCGTTCAAGATGATATTAGTACTATTGTAGCTAAAATTAAATCGTCTCAAGAAAATAAACCTATAACTGTTCCTGTAAATTATAATAGTGAAAAAGTTACTGTAAATGCTAATTCATCATACGCTGCTGAAATTGAAAAAGATTTACTTGAAAATAATTTAAGGGAACTTACTGAAGACCCCAGTAATCCTGGATATTCTGTAAGTGGTAAGCGTCTTGTAGATGCAGACGAATATATGTCTACAGATGGTTTAGGAAGAAAAAACATTGCAGCAAAAAATCCTGAAAAATTAGAAGATATAAAAAATCGTTACTCTGAAATTAATCAACAATTAAAAATAGAAAAACCTTCTGCTAGTGTTGGTGAAAGTACACCCTCAACACCTGTTGGTACACCACAATCAAGAACATCTTTAAATATGCCACAGCCAGGTCCAGGTGAGGATATTGGTGGAACAGGTGTTCTTGAAACAACTCAAACAACTCCAGGTGTTACTACAGATGGAACTGTTACAGATTACACACCTCTCCCACCAACTGAGGTAGATCCTACAACAGGAGTTTCTACAGTAACTACACAAACAGGTAATTTATCTGCGTTACCTCCCAGTGTTACTTATGCAACTAATACTAGTGGAACACCAGGTAATATTCCAGAGTCTTTGCTTACACCTTCTATTTCAGGTCAAGGGGCAAGTACTTACGATAATTGGATGGCATCTCAAAATCAAAGGGCAGAAGAAGCAGCTAGTGGTATACAAGGTGGTTATACAGTTATATTACCCAATGGTAAAACAGCAAACATCTCTTATGGTCAACCCATACCTCCAGGTTCTCAAATTGTAAAATATTATCAAGGAGAGGCTCCTAATATACCAAACGAAGAATCACCTGTTAATGCATACCAAGGTGGTATGATGACTAGTGGTTATGCTCCCGGTGGCTTAGTAGATAACGCCATCGTTAAGATAGCTCAGATGAATGGATTTCAGGGTAATCGACCACAGGAAGCTAGAATGTTTATGAATAGCTCAGAAGGTTTACGTGCTAAGGCTCGTGCTATAGGTGCTATGATGAACGAAGGTGGGTTAATGCGCAGTGGTTATAATCCTGGTGGTGTTGTAACTCAAAATGATAGTGGTCAGTGGATTATTCAGTTTCCTGACGGAACAGCTAGCGTATACTCTACAGGAGACATTGGAAAACAACAAGCTGAAGCAGATCTAGCTTCTTTACCTGCAGATACAGTAACTATGGATGATGGAAGTGACTTTTTTAACACTGGCCCTACTACAGATCCTGCAGGCACTACTCCTACCTCTAACCCGATGTTAGACCAATTTAAAAAACAACAGCAAGATCTAATTAGTGGAACTATGTCTCCAATAGGATCAGATGTAGCTAAAATTCAACCTCAAGCAGAAGATTTTATTCCCACTGATGCAGGTCAAGCAGCTCCTCTATCACCTTTTGCTGAAGCTGCTACTGTGGGTACTACTGCACAAGCAGGAATGCCTACTGAAACTCCAGCAACTACGATGACTCCTACTACTATTTCATCACAAGTACAAGGTGAAACAGGGGGATTAAATGCTGTAACTGGATCAATTCAACCTGGTTCAACTATTACTCCAGAGGAGCAATTAACTAGCTCAGTTACTGGTATGGAAGGTGCAACTGGTGAATCTGTTGATGTTTATGGTGCTCCTACTCGTACTTTGGAGGAAGGTGAGCAGATTGCTGCAGGTAATCAAGGTCTAAGTTCTGTTGATTTTGACAAAGTTGGTACAGCTTTTGGTACTGGTGAAGTACAAGCTGCATCTATGCAAGATGAATTAGCAGGTCTTATGGCACAATTTGAAGGTGGTGACACACCTGCTTGGGCTGCAGGTGCTATGAGAAGGGCTACAGCCGAAATGGCTGCTCGTGGTCTAGGTTCATCTAGTATGGCAGGACAGGCTATAATACAAGCTGCTATGGAAGCAGCATTACCTATTGCTCAAATAGATACTGGCAATAAACAGCAGGTAGCTTTGTTTAAAGCAGAACAAAGAGCTAAGTTTATGCAGATGGATTTTGATCAGGATTTTCAAGCTAAAGTTATAAACTCAGCTAAAGTTTCTGAAATAGCTAATATGAACTTTGATGCTCAACAACAAATTGCTATTGAAAACAGTCGTGCAGCTAATACAATGGAGTTAGCTAATTTATCTAATAGTCAAGCCATGATAATGGCAGAAGCTGCTGCGTTAGCTAACTTAGATATGGCAAACCTAAACAACCGTCAACAAGCTGCTGTACAAAATGCTCAAAACTTTCTGCAGATGGATATGACTAATTTATCTAACGAGCAAGCAACTGCTATATTTAAAGCACAGCAAAATATACAAGCTTTGTTCAGTGATCAAGCTGCTGAAAATGCTGCAGCTCAGTTTAATGCTTCAAGTGAAAATCAAAATACTCAATTTTTTGCAAGTTTGTCTAATCAGACAGCACAGTTTAATGCATCACAACAAAACGCTATGGATCAATTTAATGTAAACAGTATTAATGCTTTACGTGAGTTTAACTCTAATCTACAACAACAGCGTGATTTGTTTAACGCACAAAATGGATTAGTTGTTGCTCAAGCTAATGCTCAATGGAGACAAAATATAGCTACACTTAATACTGCTGCACAAAATGAAAGTAATATGAATTTTGCTAAAACTATAAATGCTCTTACCGCAACTAATTTAGATCAGATCTGGCAACGTGAACGAGATATTATGTCGTTTGCATTTACTGCTCAACAATCAGCACTTGATAGATCTTTAAATCTTTTATTAGGTGATAAAAAAATTGAACAGGTAGAAAAAGAACTTTCAGAAAAAAAAGATATTGCAGCTACAGATTTAGCATTTAGATTCTTTTTTGGCTCAGATCCTGCAATTTTTGGTGGAATATTTAATAATAAAAAAGGAACTTAATTATGAGTGCGTGGAATTATGGACCTAGTACAATGTCTCTAATTGCAGCTTTGCAATCAGGGGGTGTAGAAGCATCTAAAGCTGTAAAAAGTGCATCAGACGAGAGGATGGCTAAAGCAAGCCCTTTAGTGGAAAGACTAGGAGAAAAAATTGATGCCCCTGTTTCTCTCCAAGAAAAAATACTTCAAAGGTATGGAAAAGCTCGTGAAGATAATGAGGCTCTAAAAGAAAAAGTTAAAAATGCTAATTTTAAAAAGGACGTTGAAAATAAAGATTTAGAAAAAACATCTACATTTTCTAAAAGTTCTGGTGTGACTATAGATAAAGCATACGATACTTCTTTTAAATTAATAGATGATTTAAAGTCACAGTTTGGTATGACTACGGAACAAGCTGCTGGATTTGTTGGAAATCTTTGGCATGAAACAGGTGGTTTTAAATTTATGCAAGAACTTAAACCTACTGTTAAAGGATCTAGAGGTGGTCTAGCTTTTGCACAATGGACAGGGGATAGAAGAGATGATTTTGAAAATCTACTAAAAGAGCTTGGAGATTTACCTGCAGAAAGTTACGAAGGTAACTGGGCAATGATTTCGGAAGAGTTTGATACAACAGAAAAAAGTGCTTTAAATAAAATTTTAAACACTGATTCAGTAGTAGAAGCTGCAAGGGCTACATCTAACCACTATTTAAGACCTGGAAAACCTCAATTAAATAAAAGAGTTTCTGCTGCAGAAGATATTTATAAAAGATATAATGAAGACAGGAGCCTTAAATAATGAGAATTTTTGATGCACCAATTCCAGGTCAGTCTCTAACTGACACTCCAAAAAATGCTGCGTATGAAAGACCCCCAGAAATAGTTGATCCTATGGAGGCAATAGATGTACACATTGATAATTTAAATAAAGAAGGTGCTATGGACGATGTTATTTACTTTCTAGAGATGGGAGTAGATTTACAAAGTATGGTTCAAGGCATTCTTCGTAGTGCTGTTGTAGCAGGTTTACATTCTGTAGATGTAAGTCTTATCATTGCTCCAATTATACATGAGTATATTAAGGGTTTAGTTGAAGTAACGGGAATAGACTTTAATGAAGGTTTTGATGATAAAGAGGGTAAAGAAGTTCTTAATTATCGTAGAGATGTAGCTAGAGCTAAAAAAGTTTTAGATGAGATAAGAGAAGAAGAGGGTATGATAGTACCCGAAGAAGAGCCTGAAATGTCAGATGATATTGATCTAGAAGAACCTGAGATGATGCAAGAAGAAGAAAAAGAATCAGCTAAAGCTGGATTAATGGCGAGGGTATAGTTATGGGATTTAATCCTTTAGGTGTTAAAACTTGGTTAGAGTCTGCTGATGCAGCTCAAGCAGAAGAAAGAAGAAGAGAGGATGAAAGAGAAGCTTTAGCATTTCAATTACAGATGCAGTATGGTGCAGGAACTTCATCTAGAAGCAAAAGTTCTGGAAAAGGCTCTGTTAAATCTCCAGAGTTAGCATCAAAAGTACTTATGAAAAAATATGGAGTTTCTCCTGAAGTGTTATCAGAACTTACAGTTTCAGATGTAAGTGCTTCTAATAAACTTTTAACTATACTTGAAAAGCAAGAAAAAGAATACGGAGTAGATGGCAGAGATCTTCCGCAAGATACAATTAATCAAATTTTAGAAAGTGCTGTAGCTCAACAACCTGCAGAAACTAAAATAGATTTTACAAAAATTGAAGAATTTATTGGACGACCACTCCAATCCGTATATAAAGAGGTGCTACAACAATCTGAAGCATTATCAGGTGAAGTTTATTTTTCAGATCCAGCTGTGGTTTCGCAACCAACATTTACTGAACTTCAACAAATACCTAAATTAGCAGCAGAGTGGCAACAGTCAGGTGCTAAAAAAGAGCAAAGTATAATTACAGAACGCATAGCTGAACTTGAACGTCTGCCTCAAGAAGAACAAACAGACTCTGTAAGAAATGAGACGGCTCTTCTTTTAGATAGATCTAGAAAATTAACTGCAGCCCTTAATAATTTTGAGTCTAATCCAGGTTTACTTATAGATTTATATGGAAATTCTTATCTAAATCGTTTACTTAGTAAGTATCCAAAATACGATGGATATGTACCAGAAAATTTTATAGATTCTAGATATAGTTACCCAACAGTTGCTAGTGAAGAAATGGCAACAGTTCTTTTAAAGACAGGTATAGTAGAAGAAGGAACTGTTTTTAAACTCCCGGACGGAGAGCTAATTCAGGTTATGAAAGAGCCTCAGTAATTAGGTATATTAGTACTATGGATGAACCAGAAATAAGAAAAGTTTATACATCTCCAAATGTAATTCCTCCTATAATAAGGGAGGAAGAGGAAGAAGATGTACAAGTTCCTAGAGAAATTTATGTAGCTCCTGATACTTCTCCTAGAGTTCTTCCTGTAGAGGTGTTAGAAGATGAGGAAAAGCAAAAGCCAGAAGCTTTTGTAGATCTCGAACAAATATTTAAAGACTATGGTGGTCGGCAGTTTACTAAAGAAGATATTCTTGCTGATGATCGTCTTATGGATATTATTAGAAGTAATCTTGAGGCAAGGTATACACCTGGTGGTGTCCTCACTAAGGCTAGGCGTACTGTGTCTGGTCTTTCTGGTGCTGCTATTGGTGGATTATCATTCAGTGATTATCGTAATATGGATGATGAACAGGTTTTTGAAATATGGCAAAATTATCAACGTTCTTTTGCAGGTGGACAAACTGTAACTACTGGTAATGAAATAGCTTATGGTATGTCTGCATCAGACGAGGTTAAAGCTAAACTTGGAGCAGGTTATCTACTATTTGATCAGATGACTAATGCATTTACTGGTGAAGGTTCTTGGGGCGAAATGGGTGATGCAGTTTGGGACTACACTAAATCTGCAGTGTATGACCCTAGCACTATTTTATCTTTGGGATTAGGTAAAGTATTTGGTTTTGCAGGAACTAAAGCATCTTCTGCAGTTGCACGTAAGATGATGACTAAAGCTTATCAAGATCAGATAAAAAAAGGTGTAGTTAAAAATACTGCTAAAGCAAACATTGGAAAAGCTACCCTTAAAGCATTACCATTTGCAACTGCAGATGCTGTTATAGGTGCAGGTGTTGATGTTGTTTATCAAATGCAACGTATGCAAGTAGATGTTCAAGATGAATATGATCCCTTACAAACGGCATTTGCTACTGCTGGATCTATGGTAGTTATACCAAGTTTAGTTGCTTTGGGTGCAGGTTTAAAAGAATTTCGTAAGAGTGATCTTGCACCTCAATTTATATCTTACAGAGAATTTGATGACGTTAATTTAAAACTTGGTGAAGAGGCGGCTGAAAAAACTCTTGAGACCAGAGTTAAACGAAATATTAAACTTGATACTGTAGATGAAAATTTTGGCACTGTAAAAGGTGAAAGCAGAGATTTTTTAAGTTGGATTGACTACAGAAATAAATCTAAAGAGCTTATAGAAAAACGTGGTGAAAAATATTCTAACACAGATGCAGTAAATGCATTTTTCGATTGGTTTTGGTTTGGAAGCCCAGAAGGAAAAACTAAAGGTTATTATCAAACTTTAAAAGAAGCGGGTTGGGTTTTACACCCTGCAATGAAAAAGAAGTATAAAACAACTGGAGCTTTTGCTCAAACAATTAAATTTTTAAAACCAAAACAAGTAAAAAATATTGTAAAAAAGTTTGAAGATGAAACTGGACAAAAATTAACTTTTTATGATTATGATGGCAACTCTATTCCTGGCAGTAAATTAACTCCTGTAAGCATGGCAGCTCACTTTGCAGCTAATGCTAGTTATTCTGGTAAGGGTCTTTGGATCTCATCAAATCTTAGTCGTTTAGAAAAAGCTGGTATAAACACGACAGATGCTATGGCTCTTATGAAACCTAGTAAGGGTGTGGATATGCCTCAACGTTGGGGTTACGGTTTATCAATTTACAAAAGACTCTTAACATCTCATTTAGCTACAACTGGCGCTAACATTAAAGGTTTTGTACAACTTGTGAGTTTAAACACCGCTGCTGATTTTGTCAGTGCGGCTATAAGTTTATCTGAAAGTAAATTTTATAAATATGTTAAAGGTGATGCTGAAAAAGCAGAAAGTTTTTATAATAAAGCTTGGGGTTCTGCACTAGGTGCATCTAGAAAAGGTTTTGATGTAATATCTCCAGATATTCCTATAGAATATGCAAATAAAATTTTAACCTTACAGCCACAAATTGCAGAAAAACTTTTTAGAGATGTTGCAGGAGATGGTGGTGTAAGAGATGCACTCAGTGATTTTAATTTAGATAAAATTAAATATAACAGGGGTAAGGGATTTTTTGAAGGTCTTGAAGAAATTGAAAAATTAGCTTGGAAAACTGTTGATGGAGTAACTAAAGGTGCTCAAACTGTAACTCTGGTTAGACTGCAGGATGATATTACAAAACGTTGGGCATTTGGTACAAATGTCAACCAAGCTATTATGCGTGAATATGGAATGACAATGGAAGACTTTTTTAGGCCAGGTAGAGCTAATGAAGCTGCTGTTGAAATGGCTACGGATAAGTTTCAAAAAAATGTTCTTGAAAAAGCTGTTTATCGTACTATGAGAGAGACAGCTTCTGTCAACTGGTCACGTTTACAAAAACAAACTAATAACTTTTTTAGAATTTTAGCTAGTGAAGTAGAAAACAATAGACTTGTTGGTACAAATAGATCTGCTATAGGTTATATAGTACCTTTTGGTAGTTTTTTAAATACAACAATTGCTACCGCAGGAGATCTATCTGGTATAAATGCAATACGCCATGTAACTAAAAAAGCTTTAGGTGTAGAGATAGACTATGCAACTGAAGAGGGTCAAGAGCTTCTAGCTAAAGCTATTGTTGGTTGGAGTGCTCTTGGGCTAGGAATTTATGCAGATCCATTTGGAATAGGTGGAATGGGTGCTAAAGAAAGAATTGAAAACAACCTAACCTATAATCAAGATGTACAGGCAGATGGTAGTATTCAAGATAGAAGGTATGACTGGCCAGTCTCTACCATGAGATTAACATCTCAAATACTTGCTCACGGTTTAGGTGCAGGAACTGATAATTTTAAATTTGATCTTTCAGAGTTTAATCCAGAACAAATTCCACCCGAGTTAATTTCAGAGTTAGCTTTACAGCTTGGTGGTCAAGCAATACGTGATCTTACAGGATTTGAAGCAACCCTTCAGTATGCAGGACAAGAAGCAGTTAATAACAACTTTACACCTTTATTAGAGTTAATTCCTAAATTTCCTGCTAGAATGTTTCAGGGTGTTACACGACCTTTAGACCCTTTGAATGTTGTAACAGGATTAGTAACAGATGGTAATATGAATCCTGATAGAAGACAGGGTGCAGAAACTACCAACAATATGTTAAAGTATATAGATAATATTGTTGGGACATCTAAAAATTTAGAAAAAAAAGCTACTCCAACCAGGGGAACTCAATATTCTGCTAATGTAGGAAAACAAATACTTGGTGTTAGGGAAACTACTATACCAAATTTAGTAGAACAAATGATGAATGCAGCGGAAAGACCTTATTGGAAATCTATAAGATTTAATGGTCCTGCAGAAATAAAAAATGTGATGGATGGTATAGCTGCCCCATTTTTTGAATCTGCTGCTTTAAAATACCTTAATAATAATCCCGATTATTTTGACAAACCTTTAAGAGATAAACAAAGAATTTTAGATCTTATGGCTAAAGAAGTAAAAGAAGATGTTACAGAGGTTGTAGAGAATGGATTACCTAAGAGTATAAACTTAGTCAGAGTTCTTTCTGGAAAGAATAAAAAAGATGTAAGACAGGTTATGGAGTTTCTTGGGATTGAAGAGAATCTAGAAGAGTTAATAAAAGCTGAGGATGGTGTAATAACACTTTTAAGAATAAAAACTTTGTTAGATGTTTGGGATGATGTAAAAGATTTTGACATCCAGAAATAAACAAAAGGGGGCTAAACGCCCCCTCTTTTTTTATGTATCATCCTCTAACATATAGTCTGCCCAATCAAACGATGCCTTTTTAATTTCTTCCATTCGCCAAGTCTGCCTACCTGCTGCAATAAAACCACCCATAGCTTGACCTGCTAAGTATAATCTAGGTGATAACTCCTTGACAGTCGAAGGCTTACGTTTTTGTTTAGCAAACTTTTTAGCTTCTTCTTCGAGACTC